ATGGACAATTTCCACCATTACTGAATCTTCTTATGCAAAAAGAAGTGACTATAGAAACTATGGTGATTCTCAATAACATCTTCGACTTTATTCGAATTTGGGATAAGAAGATTTCTGATGATATCATCTATCCCAAAGTGTCAAGAAAGGTACGCAAGTATGGTGCTTTTCTTGCGGTGAATGTTGACAAGTATAAACTTTTGACAAAAGAAACTTTACTTGCTCAACAGAATACTATATAATAATATGGTAATGAAGAAAGTGGATAAGCAAAATACAATTTATACAACGCTATACGGAGAATACAAATGAGTTTATCAAATCTAAAGAAGGGTTCGTCCCTTGATAAGTTGAAGAAGGCAGTTGAGCAATCTTCTGCTGGTAATACTGGTGGCAAGAACGTTGATGATCGTTTTTGGCAACCAGATGTTGATGCTGCTGGCAACGGATACGCAGTTATCCGCTTCCTCGATACACCAGCAGTTGACGGTGAAGATGGTTTGCCTTGGGTACAAATCTGGTCCCATGGTTTCCAAGGTCCAGGTGGTTGGTACATTGAGAACTCTCTCACTACTATGGGCAAGAACGATCCAGTTTCTGAGTACAACACTGTTCTTTGGAACTCTGGCATCGAAGCAAACAAGGAAATCGCTCGTAAGCAGAAGCGCAAGTTGACATACATCGCAAATGTGCTTGTCGTCTCTGATGCAAAGCGTCCAGAGAATGAAGGAAAAGTTTTCCTCTATAAGTTTGGTAAGAAGATCTTTGATAAGATCAAGGAAAAACTTGAGCCTCAATTTGCTGATGAGACGCCGCTGAATCCGTTTGACTTCTGGAAGGGTGCGAACTTCAAGGTCAAGATTCGTCAGGTCGAAGGCTATCGCAACTACGATAAGTCAGAGTTCGAGGCTGCTGCTCCATTGTTCGCTGGTGATGATGCTCAGATTGAAAAGGTCTGGAAGTCTGCTCACTCGCTCAAGGATTTCTTGAAGCCTGAGAACTTCAAGACCTATGACGAACTGAAGGCAAAGTTGAACAAGGTTCTTGGTGCTGGTGGCGTTGCTGGTGCAACTGCTACTCGGATTGATGACGAGGAGGCTGATGCTCCTGTTGTTCGTTCTGCTCCTGCCAAGAAAGTGACGGCTGAAAGTGTCAGCGTCGATGACGACGATATGGCGTTCTTTGAGCGTCTGGCAAAAGACTAAACATCGCTTATAAGCACGGTGTGCGTTCCATAGTGATGTTTGGGGGGACTAGAAATAGTCCCCCTTTTTTTATGCAATAATCGCTGAAGTAAATGATGTTGGGTGAGCAAAATCTCTTGATATTGCTCGATTAAATGCATTTTCATCTGATCTAGTTGATGCTTTTTGCATTGGCTGGTTTGGTGGTGGAGTTGCTTGTTTACCGCCGCCACTCGAATTATTGACTACCATTGGTGCTGCTGTTGGTGGTGCCGCTTGTGCAGTCATTTGTGATGATGCCAGTTGAGCAGAACCTTGAGCAACTTGATTTCCTGTTGTACTTACTACAGGAGTTAATTGCGCACTACTAGAAGGAGCTGCAGCGACCATGGAAGGTGCTGCTGTTGAAGGTGCTGCAGCGACCATGGAAGGTGCTGCTGCAGGAGGTGCTGCTGAAGGTGCTGCTGAAGGTGCTGCAGCGACCATGGAAGGTGCTGCTGCAGGAGGTGCTGCTGTAGTTGAACCGCCACCACCACCACCTCCACCGCCTCCACTAGCTGGTGCACCAGCAGAGGCAACGAGACCACTCTCTCCAGAATATGCATTCACTTTAGCAAGAATTTCTGCGCCATAACCTTTTGTTAAATCTAGATTACCACCAATTGCTTTTGTAACTGCATAATTTGCTGTCTTTTGATCTGCAAAATCTTGCTTACCCTTTAGAGCTGTCATCACATATGACGCAGAGATTTTGGCTGCAACTGTAGGGTCATTGGCTAAATCTGGATTTTTCACAAGATCTTCACCAACCTTTTTCCCATAAAATCTGTAATTATTTTTGCCAGTTAATTGAATGTATCCTCTACCGCGATACTTAAATCCATCTCCAGGTTCAGTATTGCCCATTGATTGTCCAATTGACGTATCCTTACCATACATCAACTCACCCATCGATGTTGGACTAGATTTAATTTGTGTCAATTGTGCATCATCGTATCTTGCTGCACGCTTTCCAAAAATTTTGCGAATTCTATCAAGAGCTGTATTCTTGTAATTCATATTTTCAGAAATTGGTTTAAAATTAGATTCTTTTTTAATATTTGCGAGCAAGGCAATTTGAGCAAATTTATTATTCAGACCAGCCTCTTGCATTGCAATATTGATAGGTGATCCAGTCATATTTTTTATATCACTACTCACTGACTTATCTGTTTCTGCAAGACTTTGAGTTATACCTGCTTCAGTTGAAGATACATCAATAGACCCTCTGCTGCCGAAACCACCACCTCCACCGCCGCCGCCAGTTGCAGCAGTTACAGGACCTGATCTCGCAGATGCAGTTGCTGTTGAAACAGTTGATGATCCAGGCATTGCACCTCGATTGGCTGCACTTACAGGAGAGGCTGGTGGTTTAGTTGCTGGTGCTGGTTTTACTTCACCAGTGCTTTTTGTAGTTTGCACTTTTGGATCATATAATTGTTTCTCAGCATCTGATAGAGCAGAAAACTCGCTCCACAACGAATAAAGATCATAAGCCATCCACAAACTACCAACAACAGTTACCGCAGAAGCAACCCAACCAACGCCTGGAACAACTGCCATGCCACCTGCAAGTGCCAGTCTCGCGCCAATCTTGGCGAATAGTTTAGGTGCTTTTTTCTTCACGAAGTTTACGAAAAGATCCCACGCTTTTGATTTGACATTCTTTACAACTGCAGTTTGTCCTATTTTATTTGCTGCAACTGCGCCACCAGCCGCACCAGCTACACCAGCAGCTGACGCAGCTGCTTGTATCTTAATATCTTTTTTCTCAGCAGCGATTTGATCGGCGATTATCTTTTTTTCTTCTGGAGTTTTTGCCTCCATTGCTTGTTCTTTTAGAGCCTCACCACCTTGAACCTCAAGGTTAGGATCTCTAAATGAATCAACTGCTTGATATGCGAGAAAACCACCAGCGGCTGCACCCAATAAACCACCCATACCACCAAGACCACCACCACGACGAACACCACCACGACGACCACCACGAAGACCACGGCGACCGCCACGACGACCACCACCACGACGACCACCACCAAGACGACCAGGAATAAAATCAATAAGATCTCCAAATCCTAATCCGCCATCATTTTTATCTAATAAGTCGTCAAGTTTTTTATGAATTGTTTTATTTTCTGGTTCGCCAAGTGTTTTTAAAATGCTCTCTATCGAATCAGCAATGCGAATCATTGGATCTTCATCTGCTGCAATTGCTGCGCTCAATGCATCTGTTCTAGATACACCTGCGTTTTTTCGTTTTACTGCACCAGTTTCTTTAAACTGTGCAAAGGTTGCATCTGAACTTTTAGCAAATTTTCCTTTAGCATCTCGATATAAGGTTTTTCCAGTTTTTGGATCAATCTCTGATTTAAATCCTCTATTTACAAGAGTAAATTTTGCAAGGGCGCGTACATTTTTTTTAATCTCTACAATATCACGCACTAAATTTTTAAAACCTGAGATATCATCTCTTTTTTTGACACTTTTTATTTTGTCTTTATCATTTTTTTTATCTAGATCGAACTTTGCTCGAGCTTCTTTAACTCGATCAGCAGATTCCATTTTTTCAAGACCGAGATTTTTAAACAAATCACCTAAATCTTTTCCAAGTAGACCCTCAAAAAATGCTTGTCGACGACCTGTCGTCCCTTTTATCGCAATGGCATATTCTTTTGCCATTTCAGACCTTGCTGATGCTGATGCAAAGGCACCTCCGATAAGCCCCTTTCCTTCTCTTGCAGCTGCGGCTGCAGCATCTGCCGCTTTTTCATATGCAGCTGAACGCTGTGAACCTTTAGAGGATTTTTTATTCTTTGCAACTTCTTTGATGATACTATCCAAAACACCTTTTGGTGCATTTGGTAATTCTTTCTTTAAAGTTTCTTGTAATTTTTTTGGATCTATTTCCATTTATTTTTATCTTCTGCGTTGCATTTCTAACATCTTCATCTTTTCATTTTGCTCTTTTACCATCTCTTGTAGCATAGTTATGTAAATTTGTTTTTCCCAAGGTATCAGATTATCTAACTCACTTAAAGAATACTTATGATGTTGCATCAATGAAAAATTAGTTGTATAGTAATTTTTCAAGTTCTCATAACCAAGAATTAATCGAAAAAACTTAGAATACCCTCCACATGCACATTATGCACGAATTGACATTTGCTGCATGTCAGTTCCTGTTCTAGAACTACACGAGGGCTGGTTAAGAAAAACTGCTTGATATTTTGCACTTGATCAAGCGTTAAATTATCAAAGAATGCCATTAATTCTTCTTTTGTGACAGAGTTTTTTTTGTAAATTTGATCTTGATCATAGATATAATCAAGATACTCTGCAATTATC